TCTGGCGGTGGACACGGTCATATTCAACGAACTGACAGACGTGGGAGGGGAGGTCACCGACACCCGCTCGCTGGGCTCAAACCAGCCAGTGGTCGGTCGGGTGCGCAAGGCCACGTCCGGATCGCTATACAAAACATCCTCGATAGCAGGCACCATCGACAACGGCGCTGGACTCACCCTGACAGTACAGCTAATACCCGACGAGTAGATTCTATGGATGAGGTTAGCAAGCGCAACTTCCAGGCGCTGTCTGACGGGCTGAAGCAGCAGCGATCAGTCAGCAGTGATCAGGACACCAAGCTTGGCCACTTGGAGAAACTGGTGGGCGCGCAAGCCGATCGACTCAGGAAGCTGGAGATTCAGTTGGCCGTCTTGATGGGTTCTGTCGGCTCTGGACCTACAGCGCGATGAGTATCTCAATTGCCTGGGGTACCAGAGTGATTACCGTGCCTCGCGCCGATATGACTCTGTTACAGGCATCGCCTGAAATCAGGGAGCTGAACCTCGATGCGTTCCGCAATGAGATCAACTCGTTGCAGGATGATCCGGACGGCATGCCTTTCCCGGTTACGCACACGCACAACACCGAGGTCACCATCAGTGGCGCGACCTATGCCCGGGTTATCGAGATTGTGAATGGCTACACGGTGACCTTCGAGGACGGACAGTACGCGGTCAGCATGGTGGGCGCCAACAGCAACGTCCAGGATGTGGTGAACGTGAATCAGGTGTCGGTCAGGTCGAACAACTCCGCCGGGCTGCAGATTGTAACCCAGGGTTCTGGTGTGACCGAGCAGGATAAAACCGATATCGCCCAGAAAGTATGGGACCACACTCAATGAGCGCATGGGATGAGTTACTGACGAACAGCATCGCGCCGCTGTCCAGTGATGCCTGGACCCACCTGGTGTCGCAGGAGGGCGGTGGTGGCGGCACGATCATCCTGGATGGCGAGCGGTTCATGGCAGTGGGTGAACAAATCTTGCAGCTGGTAGCCGCCGACGGTGGTCTGGTAGCGGCAGTGGGCGAGCCAACCATAGCCATGGTAGAGCCTGGTGGTGCTGACATGGTAATAGCAATCGATGACGGAGAAATGACCCTTGGCGACTAAGACAGCGAAAATACCAGCTCTGGTAATCGGCGATGACTGGTCCGTACCCGTCACGTTGAGCGTGGGAGATCCTGCCGCCACCTTTGTTATCGACTCCGGAGCGACCATCAAGGCCCGGTTGATATCGAAAAACCACTGCGACACCCTGACCGAGGTGGTGACGGTGCTCGAGGCGGCAACCGGATCTGACTGGGCCAACTCCAAGGTGGTGGTGGAGATCTCTGGCGCCCTGAACGGCGTGATCGACATCCAGGGTGCCGCCATGCTTGAGCTCCAGGTGGACGACTCCACCAGTATTGGTATCAAGACCTTCTTTGGCGCAGTCCATCTGCTTCGTGGAACTATCGACTAACACCGCATGGCTCTCACATTAGGCGATCGATTTTACGCGCTGTCCCAGCTCGGCGAGATCTTTGGCCTGCATCGACAGACCGTTAAAAAGCGGCTGGCCAGCGTCAAGCCGGACGGGCTGATTCGCGGCAACCCCGCGTACACCATCAAGACCGCTGCCCGCCACCTGGTGGAGGCCCGCCAGTCGGAAAATGTGGCTCGAGATCCTGACCTGATGGACCCGGCAGACGCCAAGGACTATTGGGAAGCAAAGATCAAAGAGCAGAAATTCAATGAGGCTGAGGGCGAGCTCTGGCGATCGGATGAAGTTCTGGCCGCACTGTCCGGATTCAGCAAGAAAATCTCCATGGCTTTGCGGGGCATTCCGGATATCCTGGAGCGCCGCACCGGCCTTGACGCCAAGCAAATGAATCTTGTGGAAGATATTATTCGGGCGGCCATGACGGAAATGCATTCCACGGTGGTGGAGGAGTATGGTGGGGAGGCCGATTGAGCCGCTCGTTCCACAGTATCGGTGATATTGTCTGCGCTGCCGCAGAGCTGCTGCTGCCCCCGGAAAAAATAAGCGTCAGTGAATGCGCTGAACGTCACCGATACATCTACAACCCCGGCTCATTTGTCGGCAAATGGAAGAACGACACCACGCCCTATCTGGTCGAGCCCATGGATATGCTTGCCAGCAGGGAGCACGAAGGGCTGATATTTGTGGGTCCGGCCCAGTGCGGCAAGACTGAATTGCCCCTCAACTGGATTGTGTACAGCGTGGTGGTTGACCCTGCCGACATGTACATCTATCAGACATCAGGCTCCACGGCTCGCGATTTCAGCAACGATAAGGTGGCCAAACTCCATCGGTATACCGAAGCGGTTAAGCAGCGCATACGCCCGGGGCGCGCATCTGACAACACCTACGACAAGTTCTACCGGTCGGGTACCCGTCTAAAATTGTCCTGGCCCAGCATCAACGAGATGTCGGGCCACTCCACCGGCCGCCTGGCGCTGACCGATTATGACCGCATGGCGCAGGATGTGGACGGTGAAGGCTCGCCTTTCTTCCTGGCCCGCAAGCGCTCCACATCATTCGGCTCGTTCGGAATGACCCTGGCCGAGTCATCGCCCGGCTTTTCCGTGATCGAGCCCAACTGGCGAACCCCCAAAACCAACCCCCATATGGCGCCTCCCTGCGCGGGCATCCTGGCGCTATACAACCAGGGTGACCGGCGGCTGTGGTATTGGGAGTGCCCCCATTGCCACCTGTGGTTTGAGCCCAAATTTTCGCTGCTGGAGTGGCCGCGCGATGACCCCGACATAGAGTCAGCGGCAGAGCAGGCCATGATGCATTGCCCGCATTGCGCCGCCGGCATCGAGCACAAAGACAAATTCGAGTTGAATCGAGGCGGTGTATGGCTGCGCGAGGGTCACCAGCTCATCGATGGGGAGGTGGTCGGCAGGGGTCGAACATCATCGATCGTGAGCTACTGGCTCAAGGGTGCCGCTGCCAGTTTCGCCAACTGGAAAGTATTGGTGTCTCGCTACATTCGTGCCCTGGAGGATTACGAGACCACAGGCTCCCACGAAGGACTCAAGACCACCACCAACACCGACCAGGGCGAACCGTTCGTGCCACCCAAGCTGGTGACCGACCGCACCCCCGACGACCTTGAAAGACGTTCCCGGGACATCGGTGAGCGGGAGGTACCGGAGGGAATACGTTTCCTGACCGCCCAGGTGGACATCCAGAAAGGGCGATTTGTGGTTCAGGTTCAGGGGTGGGGGGTCGGTCTCGACACCACGATCATCGACCGCTTCGACATCGTGAAGAGCAAGCGGGTCGATGAGGACGGTGACAGATACATTGTATCGCCGGGTACCTACCTGGAGGACTGGGATTTGCTCCTGGACGGGGTTATCCACAGAAAGTACCCGCTCGACGATGGCTCTGGCCGCAGCATGCAAATCAAAATCACCGGTTGTGACTCGGGTGGCCGGGCAGGGGTGACGGAAAAAGCCTATGGGTTCTTTCGCAAGCTGAAAAAAAGCTCCCTGGATCCCCGGTTCATCCTGATCAAAGGCGCGAGCAACAAAAATGCCCCTCGGCTGCAGGTCACCTATCCGGATGCAGACCGCAAAGACCGGAAGGCGGGGGCCCGCGGCGAGATCCCCATCATGATGCTGAATACCAACAGCCTGAAGGACTCGATCGACAAGGACTTAGAGCGGCTTGAGCCCGGCGGCGGTATGGTGAGCTTTCCGGATTGGTTGCCGAACTCATTTTACCAGGAGTTGTGTGCCGAGCAGCGTGATTACACCAAGGGCTGGACCAACCCCCGCGGGCGCCGCAATGAGTCGTGGGACTTGATGGTTTACGGCAAGGCGCTGGTGATCAAGCTGGGTCTGGAGAAAATGAATTGGGACAAGCCCTACCGGTGGTGCGCTGAGTGGGATCTAAATTCATTGATTGTCGCGGCTGATACGTCAAAATCCACGGTCAAAGTGAAGCGCAAGCGGATGAATATGGCCGACTGGGCGAAAAAAATGGGGTGATGATGTCAAACCTGACTACCCGGCAAATGCTCGACGATGCGAGAGAGCAGTACCATCTGCTGCAGACCGGCCAAAAAGCCAGGGTCATTGTTGACCAGAATGGTGAGCGCGTAGAGTTCGCTGCTACCGACGCCAACAAGCTGGCCCAGTATATCAAAGCGCTGGAAATAGCCCTTGGTGCCACCGGCCGTCTCGGCCCAGCTCGGGTGACTTTATGACAACAGGTGTGCAGGTACGCTCAATCGTCGATCAAGAAGGCAGAGCACTCCGAACCTTCCCTGTGGGGCCCAGTGCTCAAGCTTATGATGGCTTGCGGCGCCCCGGCACTGAAATGCTGTCACTCAATCCGTCCTATCGCAGTGCCGATGGTGACCTGCTGTCGGTCAAGCGAGAACTCGATGCCAAGGCCCGGGATAATGTTCGCAATGACGGCTATATCTCAGGTGCTCGCCGGATTCACGTCGATAACATTGTCGGCCACCAGTTCAAGCTCAACGCTCGCCCCAACTACCGGCTTCTGCGCCAGATAAATCCTGCCTTTGATGAGGAGTGGGCGCGAGACTTTGCCCAGGCCGCCGAGGCTCGCTTCGAAAATTGGGCCAATGATCCTGACTGCTGGATCGATGTTCAGAGGGTTCAAAATTTCACCTCCCTGGTTCGGAGTGTCGCCGGCCAGCTGTTCGATGTCGGCGAGGTGCTGTGCCATGCCAGATGGTTGAAGCGCGGCCCTTACCGTACCGCCCTGCAGATGATCGATGTGGACCGACTGTCCAACCCCAATAACGTGATGGATAGCTACAAGTATCGACGCGGGGTAGAGCTGGACCGTTACGGGGCCCCGGTGGCGTATCACATCCAGTTGCAACACCCGGGCGACGGCATCATTGGTGGCAGAGACCCCTGGAAGTGGAAGCGGGTATCCCGGTACAAGAGCTGGGGCCGGACGCAAGTCATGCATTTTTTCGATCGTGAGCGGCCAGACCAAAACCGCGGCGTCGGCATGCTGGTCTCCATCCTCCAGGAGCTGACTACCACCAAGCGCTTCAAAAAGCTGGTGCTGCAGAACATGTCAGTCAACGCCATGTATGCGGCAACCCTCGAGAGTGATCTCGACCGAGATCTGGCCATGCAACGCATCGGTGTGGAGATGGACGACGGCACCACCGATGAAGTGCCGTGGATGGACTACTACATGGGTCAGGTGGGTGAATACAGCGCCAATGCGCCCAACCTCAAACTGGACGGGGTGAAAATCCCCCACCTGCCACCCGGCACCAAGCTGAATCTGCAGGGCACTGCCGGCCAGACCGGTGTCGGTGACGGCTTTGAAAAATCGCTGCTGCGCAACCTGGCCGCCGGGGCAGGCATCAGCTACGAGCAGCTGGCCAGGGATTATTCGGAAACCAACTACTCGAGCGCCCGGGCGGCCATGCTTGAGAGTTGGAAGTTCTTTCTCAGCCGCCGGCATATTGGGCCGGGTCGTTTTGCGACCCACACCTATGCGTTGTGGCTGGAAGAGTCGATGGCTCAAAACGAGCTGCCCATGCCTGCCGGCGCCGCCGAAACCTTTTGGGACTACAAGGCCGCATTCTCTACCTCGACCTGGCATGGCGCCGGTCGGGGCCAGATCGATCAGCTGAAAGAAACCCAGGCGTCGGTGCTTAAAATTGCCAGTGGCTTGTCTACCTGGGAAAAGGAAATGGGCGATCTCCACGGAGAGGATTGGCGGGAGATATTCGAGCAGCAAGCGCGAGAGTTGAAGCTGCGCGATGAGCTGAAGTTGCCGACCGATCTGAACGCCAACAAGCCCTCCTCAGCCGATTCTAGCGACGATGACAGACCCGGCCCTGATGACGATCCCAATAAGCAGGACAATACCGAGCGAGCCCAGGCACAGAAGCCACGAATAAGGGTTTATGGCTAAGAAGTACCCGCGGTACCCGAGGCCTATTGTTCCGTTAAACCTGACGGATGCAGAGAAGGATGCGCGCCTCGACACGCTTCTGCGTATAGCGAACTTCTGCACGGCTAACTACGATAGGGAACGCAGGTATTACCGGGAAAGGGGGGGGTTTGGCGGCGCGAATCCACCACCAAGAACGAAGAAAGTCAGGGCTATGGTCGATGACCTGTGGGAAGCAGAGAAGGCTAGAAGGCTCTTGCAGGATAAGGTCGAAAGCCAGGCCACCATCGACGCTCTGCGGGAAGAAGCGAAAGAAAGCGTCAAACAAAACCGAGATAGGCGCATAGCAAAGCGCCGCAAAGAGGCATACGGACTATGAATCACAATCAGGAGTTGTTGGAGCGCTACCTGGATCAGCCGCTGCTAATGAGCGAGGAGGCCGGGCAGTTTCTAAGCTTCATGACCGCGAGCAAGCTTAACCGGGAGCCCACCGATTTCCTCAAGCAGGCGATGTCAGAGCAGGGCGTTAATGATATTTCGCTGCTTCGCTTTGGCGCGGATTCCGGTTACAAACCTTATCCCGTAACCGGTGCTGGCATTGCCGTGCTGACGGTTAACGGAACCCTGGAGTCCAACAGCAACTGGTACGGCAGCTACTGGACAGGCTACGAGGCCATAGAGTCCCGATTCCTGTATGCCATGCAAGACCCTGATGTGAAGGGGATAGCGCTCACCTTTAATTCCAGCGGTGGTGAGGCGGCAGGTTGCTTTGAGTGTGCAAATTTGATCGCATCTCACCGCGGCCAAAAGCCAATCAGAGCGCTGGTAAAGCACCGAGCGTATTCAGCGGCATATGCTGTCGCGACCGGCGCCGATATGATTGTAGGCACTCCAAGTGCCGGCGTTGGATCTATCGGCGTTATTGTTGCGCATGCAGACCAGAGCAAGATGCTGGATAGAATTGGTATTGATATTACGTTGATTTATGCCGGCTCCCACAAAGCCGACGGCAATCCTTTTGAGCCGCTACCGGAAGCGGTAAGAGCCCGGTTGAAGTCAAGAGTTGACGATCTTTATTCCACTTTTGTAAAGACTGTCGCGGAAAACCAGAATATAAATGAATCTGTGGTGAGAGGTACCGAAGCGGATACCTTTCAGATCGGGGAAGCGATAGAGCTTGGCCTGGCAGACAAAGAACAAACCGTCGCCGAGTTCTTCCAGGACTTCGAAGACGACTTGAGTAAACCAAACTTCAGGAGAGTATCGGCGATGGCGAATGCCCCCGAACAAGAACCACAATCTAACCAGCAAGCACCAGCACCGGTTGATACTGCGAAGCTCGCGGCGGATGCCGCATCTTCAGAGCGCACTCGCATTGATGCCATCATGAGCTGCGATGAGGCCAAGGATCGTGCGAAGCTGTCTAGCCACATCGCGCTCAAAACAAATATGTCTCTCGATGACGCCAAAACAGTATTGGCTGCTGCAGCTGCAGAAGCTCCGGCGCCGAAGGCCGCGGTAAAAAACCCGCTGGAAAATGCCATGAGCCAGGAGCAAGACGAAGACCTGGGCGCCGGCGGATCTGAAGGCGGCACCGAATTGTCGGCGGCACAAACACTGTTTGCAGGCTTCGACAAGAAGCGCGGCAAGTAACTCGGACTGAAACGAAACCTAGAGGAAATTCGAAATGGCTGATGAACGATATTTGGCTGGTACCGGGTCCGATGCTTACACCCCGGATGACTTGATCACAGGCGAGAAGCAGATTGTCACCCAGCCCGTTGTGGTGGTTAATGGCTCTGGTGTGGTTGCCCAGTACACCGTAATGGGTGTGGTAACTGCTACCGGCAAGAGCAAACCTGCTGCATCTGCGAATGGCGATGGCTCTGAAGTTGTCGATCACATCTTGATCAACGGCGTCGATGCCTCCGCCGCTGATGCGAAGGTTGCCGCTTACAAGGAAGGTTGCTTCAACCCTGACCTTCTCACCATTGGTGCTGGCCTTGCCCTTACCGATGTTGCAGTTATCAATGCCCTGCGTACTCGCGGCATTTATCTTCAAACCCCTGCTTAAGTTAAGCAGAACCTAAATATCTCAGGAGATTAAAACATGCCGGGCAATTACGATACTGTAGAGCTGGTAGCCTTAATTGAGGAGCGCAAAGCCCCTCTGCCTTATCTAACTCGCAACTACTTCCCGAGTGTCCTTGAATTTGACACCGAAGAAGTGGCTTTCGATTACGTGCTCGGCGAGCGCCGTATGGCTCCGTTTGTCAGCCCCATGTCGGCAGGCCAGGTGATGCGCTCCAAAGGCAGCACCATGAAGACCTTCCGTCCTGCCTACGTGAAGCCCAAGCACTCAATCAATCCGGCAGAGCCCCTCAAGCGTATGCCTGGTGAGGCCCTCACCGGCGCTATGTCGCCAGAGGCGCGTCTTAACATCATGAAGGCGATGAAGTACGTCGATCAAAGCAACATGATCGATAATCGTATCGAATGGATGGTGATGCAGATTCTGAAGGCCGGTTCTGTAACCGTCGAGGGTGACAACTATCCCAAGCAGGTCGTTGACTACAACCGCGATGCTGGCCTGTCTATCACGCTGCTGACCACTGCGCGCTGGAATGACTCGGCCCCACAGATCATCGATGACATCGAGTCAACTGCAACTGCAATGGCTCAAGCTGATTTCGGATCTCCCGCCAGCGACATCATTGTTGCACCCGATGTTTGGGCAGTAATGCGCAAAGACGCTGGTGTTAAAGACCTGCTGGATACGAACTA